GATGTGGTCGGGCTGGAGGAGGCGACACATTTTTCCGAAGCACAGATGCAATTCCTCACGACGTGCAATCGCTCGGTTCGAACCGACTTCTCCCCTCGGATGTACTACACCTGCAACCCCGGCGGTATCGGACATGCATGGGTCAAGCGCCTGTTCATTGACCGCGATTATCGCAACGCCGAGCACCCCGACGAGTACATATTCATCCCGGCAAAGCTGACCGATAACCCGGTTCTGCTGCAGCGGAATCCCGGCTACCTCAAAACGCTCCAAAACCTGCCCGAACCGCTGCGGCGGGCGCACCTTGACGGAGATTGGAATGTACTGGCGGGGCAGTACTTCCCGGAGTTCTCCCGCGAGCGCCATGCGGTGCGTCCGTACACGATTCCGGAATCGTGGCGGCGGTTTCGGGCGATGGACTGGGGCTACAACGACCCATGCTGTGTGCTCTGGTTCGCGGTTGCGCCCGATGGGCGGTTGATCGTCTACCGCGAGCTGTACCTTCGCAAAACGCTTTCAAGCGAGATTGCACGGCAGGTCAAGACACTGTCGGAGGGAGAACGCATCGCCTATACTGCGGCTTCGCCCGATGCATGGCAGCAGCGCGGCCTCGGCGGCGTCGAGGGGCAATGCATTGCCGAGGTCTTTGCACACGGCGGCGTGCCGCTTTTGCCTGCGGACAACGCCCGCATTCCCGGCTGGCAGCGCGTTCGCGAAGCGCTGGCGCCTCTTCCCGACGGACGCCCCGGGCTTCTGGTTTTCGACACCTGTCAAAATCTCCTTCGCACGCTGCCCCTGCTGACATTCGACACGCGTACGGTCGAGGATGTCGGCGCGAACTGCGAGGATCATGCCGCCGAAGCACTGCGCTATGGGCTGATGTCCCGCCCGCGGCCTGCTGCGCCGGCTGTGCCTGCGCCGAAACCGCGCTATGATCCGTTCGACACGGGGCAGAGGATGAGAAGTGGGTATAGGGGACTGCAATAAAACAGGAAAGGAAACGATATGAAGAAGGAAAAACAAACGACAGACAAAGAGCAACTGTCCGAACGGGCCTATGCGCTGTTCTTCTCGTTCCGCTCCGCCTATGCCAACGAATGGCGGCGGCTTGAGCATTGCGAGCGAATGTACCGCGGTGAGCACTGGTACGATGTGCCGATGCAGGACCCGAACGAGCCGCGTCCGGTGACGCCGATCCTGCAATCGACGGTGGAAAACATCACGGCGGATTTGATGGATCAGCTCCCGGAGGCGATCATCCGCCCCGAAAGTGCTGCGGATATGGACATTGCGCGGATTGTGGAGGCGGTCATCGCACGGAATCACGATGCGGCGGCATATCCGGAGGAGTACCGCAAGCTCATCCACGACCTCCTTGTGGCGGGGTACTGCGTGCAGGAGGTCGGCTACGATCCAAGACTGAACGGCGGCTTGGGCGGAGCGTTCCTGCGGCAGGTGGATGTGCGGAACATCCTGTTCGATCCGCTTTGCAGCGACATACAGGACAGCCGTGCGATCTTCAAGCTATCGCTGCGCTCGAAGGAATGGCTGAAAGCACATTACCCCGACAAGGCGGCGCTGCTGCAGGGCGACATTGCGGCGGCTGCCGATGCGCCGGAGGATGATGTTCTGCGGGCGGACCGCACGGATTCGATGCTGATGCTCGAATACTGGTGGCGTGAATACGACGCGGATACGGACACACATCGCGTACACATGGCAATCCTGTGCGGCGGGCAGGTCTTGGAGGACAGCCGAAACCAGAAACCGGAGGGGTACTTCGCACACGGAGAATATCCGTTTGTGCTGACCCCGCTCTACCCGAGAAAGGGAAGCGCATTGGGTTTCGGCGTTATCGACCTGTTCGGCGAGCAGCAGCGCTATGCGGACAAGCTTGACCAAATCGTGCTGAAAAACGCGCTGATGGCGTCGCGCAACAAATTATTGCTGACCGACGCAAGCGGATTCGATGAAGCAGACCTGCGCGATTGGTCGAAGGAAGTCCATGTGGGCGAATCACTGTCCGGCATCACGTGGTTTTCGACGCCGCCGCTGCCGCAGTACCTGATCAACTATATCCGTTCGATCCGCGAGGACATCAAGGAGGAGAGCGGCGCCAACGACTCGTCCCGCGGGACGGTGCCGGGCGGCGTCACGGCGGCGCGGGCGATCGAAGCACTGCAGGAGGCGAGCACGAAGCGGGCACGAATGGCGACAAGCCAGCTTCACGAGGCGTTCCGCAAGGCGGTACGTATGGAAATTGAGGTCGAACGTGAATTCAATTTCTATCTCCGTCCCGTGACAGTGGTCATCGACGGATCGCAAAAGGAGGTGCTGTTCGACAGCGCCGCCATGAATCGCAGAGTGCCCGGCGATGTGGAGCTGCCGATCGAGTTTTCGATCTCGATCAAAGCGGCACGAAAGAATCGTTTTGTTTCGGAAACGCACAATGAGCTGATGCTGGAGCTGATTAAGCTCGGCGCGCTGACGCCCGAACAGGCGATCGAACAGATGACGTTCGAGGGTAAGGAGCAGGTGCTGAAATCTATCCGCTCCGCACAGGAGGAGAACATCCCGACAGAAAAACCGAAAAAGGAGAAACGAAATGCTGTTTAACAAGAAGGAAACCAAAACCGCGCCCGCCGTACAAGCGACGCCGGCGCAGACCGAACCCACACCCGATCAGGGCAATCCGTTTGCCGACATCGCAAACGAGCTGATTGCCCTTGCGGAGACAGGCGCACTGCCCGAGGGCTTCGACCTCGAGTCAGCGTGCAGTGACGCAGACTTTGCAGCGTTGCTGCAGGAATACCCGGCTGCGGCTGCGGTACGTATCTATGACGCAGAAAAGCGCGCCGCAGAAGCGTATCAAAACGCGATGGATGCGCTGACAGAAAAGCTCTCGGCGCGCAACGCGCTCCCCAAGTCCACGCGCCCCACCCGCGCGATCGCGCCGACGCCCGACTATATGGCAATGTCCGGCGAAGACTTCCGCGCACTCGAGAACAAGATCAAGGCCGCCGCAAGAAACGGCAAACGAATCACACTGTAAGGAGGAAATCACACTATGGCAATCAATACGACTATCTCTACTGCAACCGGCGCTGCTTTCAATAAGCAGTTCTATGACAAGAAGCTGCTCGAAACCGCCAAGACGCGCCTTGTCCACGCTTCGTTCGGACAGAAGCGCTCGATCCCGCGTCACGGCGGCAAGCGCGTCGAATTCCGCAAGTACGATCTGTTCACGCCCGATCAGGATGCGCTGACGCTCACCGAGGGCGTTACGCCGGAGGGCCAGTCCCTCTCGCAGTCCACGGTCGAGGCCGAGGTCAAGCAGTACGGCGCTTATGTGGAAGTCAGCGACCTTTTGGACATGACCGCCTATGACGAGGTCATCTCGGATTCTGCGGAGCTGCTCGGCGAACAGCTCGGCACTGTGATCGAATGGGTCACGCGTGACGCGATGTGTGCGACGACCAACGTACAGTACGCCAACGGCAAGGCCAAGCGGAATGCACTCGAGGCTGCCGACGTGCTGACCGTGAACGAGGTCCGCAAGGCGGTCCGTACCTTGAAGAAGAACAAGGCGCGTATGTTTACGACTGCAATCGACGGCAGCGTGCGTAAGCCGCACTTTGTCTGCATCTGTTCCCCCGACGCGACCTACGATCTCCAAAGCGACGCGCTTTGGCAGGACGTGTCAAAGTACAGCAATGCGGAGCAGATCTATTCCGGCGAGATCGGCAGACTGTTTGGCGTTGTGTTCGTCGAAGCGACCGAGGCGAAGGTGTATGAGCAGAGCGTCCATAACCATGTCGGGAACATTATGGAGGATGGCAGCTTCTTGCTCCAGTCCGCCATGACCCCGGCAGAGAAGGCGTATCTGTCAACGCCCGGCAACAAGATCGGCATCGGCAGCCGGACCTATACGCTTGCCGCAGAGCCGATTACGTATGCCGACGGCAAAGCCTACATTCACCTTGCCGAGGAAAGCGATGAGTATGACATCGGCGACGTCATCTACAGCGACGATGCGGGCAAGCTGAACAGCGCGTGCATTGCGGCGCCGGTTCATGCAACGCTCGTATTCGGTGC